TTGCCACTGCATCTCATCGACATTGACCTTGCTGTGGCGCACTACTTTGATGGTATCTCTTCTAATCTGTTGCATCGCTTTTGGCTTTTGGGATATATCCTGCGGCTATTAGTGCTGCAATGATGGCTGTTAATGTCTCGGCTGTTATCACTTTGAAGATTAGCAAAAAGATTGATACCAAAATCATCAGCGAACCGATTGTGCTGCGCCAGTGCTTAACAATCACATCGAGTATTCGCCTTGGTTTGGTAGGTCTTTTTGCCATGCCTTAATATACGCACACGCCAGCGCAGCGTTTGGGCAACGTAGGGCTAAATGTTACAAAGTGAGAAATAGAGATTTGCCTCATCTCTGCGCCTGTTGGTAAGCCCTTGCAGTGTTTTCCCGCCTGCCTTATTCCACTTCAGGAACTCATCGAGGATGCTCGGGTCGGCTGGGTTGGCTTTTGCTTTCTTTAGCAACGTGGATTTAACCAACGCGCCAGTCCCTACGTTGTAGGCAAAGCACACAAGCGCATCGAACTGGCATTGGTTGAGGTTAGGTAGGTGTTTATTGACTGATGCCTCGAACGGCTCAAGCGTTGCAAGTAGCAATTGCGTTGCTTCCTTTTCATTCGCGAGCTTTTCGCCGAGAATTACCTTCTTTCCATTCGGGTAGCGTGTCGAGCCGTAGCCTATGGTCGGCACTCCGGCGGGGCATAGGTATGAACTAAGCCGCAAGCCCTCATACTTCTTAATCAAATTCAGACCGAGAAGCGAGGTGCTGCGCATTGTTAAAGGATTAAGTATTGAACTACAACTCCGATGTTTTCAAGATAATCTCCTGTATTGATTGAATCAATGGCACATAAAATTAAATCAGTTACATTGAAATCGGCTTCAATGACACAAGTGTCAATTTCTGAGTTTGCGGTTACAGTTCCATTTAAGTGGTAGCGAGAAGTGAAGTTAGATGCCACAGGAATTGATAGATTAAAAACCGTTGCAGTTTCTGCTGTATCCATCTGAACATCCATCCGAAACGCCATAGTAACAACATCACCAACACGCGAATAAGTACCAGCATAAACACTTACTGTTGCGTTATTGCTAACATTAGATTCAACAGGCGTAAACGTACCACTCGCAAACTGAGGCATCCCCGAATAGATGTCTTGAACCTCAATCTGCTTGCTGGTGTTGCTGCTTGTATCCACGATGTAGAAGATGTCATCGTTTGCTGCCGTTGCTAAGGGTGTTAGGTCGGTTACTTTTACGCCTGCCATGGTGGTTAGTTTTATGCAAAGTTAATCAAAATAATCAAATTGCTTGGGCACGTATTCAATCGCTGGTAATTCCTTAACCCAGTCGATTGTTGTGCTGCTTACTTCCTCTTTGCTTATTATCCAATTACCGTTAGCATCCTCAATAGGATTAAATGTCATATCGGTTACATATTGAACGCCTCGCAATTGCTCGGCTTGTTCGGGTGTAAGTTGGTAAACTGTTATCATACTTGTCTGCCTAATGTGGTTTGAAATGTTTGAATTGTGCTGTAAAGATTTGACGCATCGGTGTTGGTTAACCCACTGCCTATGGTCGAAAATGCACATTGCTTTGAGGTGTAAAATTGAGGTGTTCCTCCACTATTAAAAGCTCCTATAAATATATTGAGACTTACAGGAGTTACAGATGCTATTGAGCCTGATGCCACTTGATTTCCGTTTTTAAACGCATTTATTGAATTTGATGCAGTTCTATTAGCTATATAATGTCCTAATGAATTAGCATCAGAGTGAGATATAAATGAAGTATTATTATTAATACGATAATAACTAATTCCTGAAGTGCGTATTTCTATCAGAGACCCATTAACTACTGAAAAGGTACCCATCTCAACCTCCGTAGCGTTTGAGTTAGTACGTGAATAATAACTCATGTGATGCGAATTTTGATTTATATTTGTATTATTATAATAAGTATCAGCATAAGCATTAGTGGCATTTGGAAGCGCACCATTAGCTGAATGTGTCCAACCTCCGACAAAGCTCAATCTAAATGCAGCATTTGTATTGGCAGGATTTTTAAGGTTATACATATGCGTTGTCGCAGTGCCACCAACAAAAGGGTAAATAGCATCGAGCTTGCTCCAGATACCTTGCGATTTTAAGCTCGTTACAAGTGTGCAAATAGCCGAAACAATGGTCGGGTTTGTTATCCCTGTTGCAATTAAGAAAGCATTGCCATCCGCATCGGCGCATAATGGTGAGCTATAAACATAAGGATTAACAATGAAGCTCATGCGTAAGTGCCGATTAGTGCAACCTTCAATCCTGTTGCAGTTCCGTTACCAATTTGGTCGATGTCAATTGTCATCTCTGCATCATCAGCCAAAGCGGTATCGCTTATAACTGGGGGTGTTGCAGCCGTTGTGCTTGTCTTTTCAGTGTTGTCAATGGTCAGCTTGGTGCTCAATATGCTTGAGCCCGCCTCGTTAATATCCACTGTAAAGATATTGCCGCTCGCCTGAGCTGTGGTAAGCGAAGCCCGAACCGCTGTAAGGGTTACGGCACGCGGCATCCTGAATGTTATCTTTGCATTGCCAGTTGTCAGCGCGGTTGTTTCATCCGATGCAGCAACCACAAGCTCGAACGGCAATGAAGCAAGCGAGCCATCGCCTCTCAAGTATTGCGAAGTTGTGCCGCTTGGCGTGTTAAACTTGCTGTTAAATGTAGTCCAATCGGTCGAGCTTAATGCACCTCGATTTGTTGCGCTGGCAGTTGGTAGGTTGAATGTATGCGTGCTGCTTGCCGAGCTGATTCCGAAATCCGTGCCACTTGTACCCGTTGCGAAATTTTGCACTTGGGCTGTTAAGCCGTTCAATGCGTTAAGCCCTGTGGTGAAGGTTGTAATTACTTGGCAAAGGTTATTGTCCTCAGTATGCAGCGTAATGTTACGCCCCGATGTAGTTACGAAAATGCGTACTGCGAGCCTATCAGTTGCAGCCAATACTGTTGAAGGTACTGCAAGCGCACTAACGTACAAATCGACTACCGTGCCGCCTGTAATCGCTTCGGGATTTGTAGAGCCTGATGAGATAAGCGTAAAGGTTGCGCCATCGTACTTGTACAGCTCCATGTAAAAGCTCGGATTGCCACCGCCACTCGAAGCATTGAAGTAGGTCTCGAAGTTCCAATTGCCTGAAGGGATTGCCAATAGATTTGGGTCGCCTGCATCCGTTATGAATTGCGCAATGTAGCCATTGCCTTGCGCGTTCGTGCGTGTGAAGTTCGTACCACCTCCGAGAACTGGTACACGGCTCATTTGGAAGTAGGCATTTCCCCCGATCGTGCCTTGACTTATTGAGCCGTTGAGGTAATAGTTAACCGATGCGCCACCGCCACCACCCAAAGGGAAGTTAGCAAGTGAGCCATCGCCACGCACGTACTGGCTCACAACTCCGTTTGCAGTTATGTCAACGCTTGGGGTAGTGGTTGGGTTAGGTACGTTAACGCTAAATGCAGGATTTGTCGGGTTCGGCACAGTTGCCGCAACCGATGTAACCGTGCCATTTGTAAGAGTTGGAAACGGCGTAGGCGTTCCAGTTCCATCGAGATAGTCTGAGCTCGTTCCTGTTGGTGTATCGAACTTGCCATCAAAGGTATTCCAATCAGCCGAGCTAAGGTAGCCGTCTGTTGTGGCGTCTGCTTGCGTAATGCTGATATCGGGAGTTGCCCCACCACTTGAGGCAATCGGAGCTGTGCCAGTTACTGATGTCACACCGCCACCGCCAGGCACATTCACATCAACCACTCCAGGCGAAGTTAGCGAAGCAGTCACGCCAGCCCCTGTGAAGTTCAGCGTTGTGGTGTTAGTGCTTACGTTGGAGCCTTCCTCTTGCGTGGTTAGCGGTGTTCCACCACCGCCACCAATAGCTACAAGCGGGTCGGCTGTCGTGCCGTTGCCTGTTATGGTAACCCCATCCACAGCAACCGATGTGAGGCATGGCTCACAAGGCTCGAAGTCAGGCAATGGGATGTCACCAGTTGCGCAAGTGTCATAGCATCCGTCTTCGCTCGATGTACTGACATTCACATCCACATCGATTGCAACAGCCGCCCATTCATAATTGACTGGTAGGTATCTTATTTCTGTTGCGTAACCGCTCGGCACCACCTCATAAGCGATTGCCCCGATGGCAGTCTTAAACTGCGGGTCAGTGCCGCTGATTAAGCGCAGCACTCGAGATGCAATCCAGTCATTCGCATCTGAAGCATCGCAAGGTAGATGCGATTTGCGCACCATTGCGTATGCCGTCATCGAGAAGCGTGTCTCATAGATTGAGCGGCAACCTGCAAGCCTGAGCGAATCGTTTTTGGTAACCGTTGTCTTGCTTCGCTTCGCCCAAAAGAGCGTGCCTTGCTTTGCATCATAATCCGTCACAGGAATCGCTTGGCCGTTGCCGATGTAGAAAGCCCACGCTTTATCATTGCCCTCGCCTACAAGCTCGCTAAGGCCGTAAATCTTATCGAAGATATTGCCGACCTCAATGCGTTGATTAAGCCGTTCGAGAATGGTAGAAAGTATATTCATTTATTCATTGCGTTAATGATTTGTTGCACGAGCTCGGCTGCATGCTCTTCTAACATCGCTTCTTGCTCTTCGGCTGTCGGCAAAAAGATAGTGCCGTATTTGAGCTCTAAGCCATCAATTTTGCCTATCTCTGATGCGGGTACGGTTATCGCTGCTTCCAAGCCTTCGGTCAATACATCCGATGAAAGGAAGCCGCCTTTCAATCTTCCGGTTAACTCCAAAGGCAATTTGCGAGATGTGCCTTTCTTTAGCTCGGCATAACCGCCGGGAAAGTATAGCGATTCAATCGGCTCTCCAAGTTTGCCGACCTTATACTTACTTGGCGCATTAGTCAAAGCTCGCGGGCTTATGTATAGCGGCTTAGTGCTGTATGGTTTGGTCGGTAGTTTTTCGCCCGCCGTATTCGTGCCACCAGTTGAGCCAGTGCCGAATATACGCTTAAACATGATGCGCTTCAATTCGCGAACAGGACCATACAAAGCAGTGAACTTCGATGTCCACCCCTCATACAAGGAGTCTAAGTTCTTTTGAATTTCAGCGGGTGTCGGCATCTTATGGCAGGGCTGTTACGTACTTCATGTTTCGCTTGCAATCCCAGCAATGCGTATCGTCAGGCAGGCGCATGTTCTGCAAGGTTGCTCCGAGGTCTTCGCTGTATCGTGTTGCTGCGATGTCGCGAGCTGCCATGATTCCATCCATTAACTCGGTCTTGTTCTGCCCACGATTAACGATAACCGTTGTATTCACTCGCTGATTCGGGCTTACGGTCAGCGCATAGTTGTAAATCTCAACCGCCGTGGCGTAAGCTAACGATAAGGCCATCGTTCCACCAATCGAGCAGAGCCAACCTTGGCGGTCGCAGTTCACATTATACGTAAGGCTCATGCCTGTGGTGTACTTACTCGATTTGCTTGTCAGCACATTCGTGCCATCCGTTGTGAGCTCGATGCCTATCGCATCCACGAAAGGGCAGATATGCGATTCCTTAATCCCGCCCCCACAGCTTGTGCAAGTGCCTCTCTTTGGCGTGAACTTCACCGTATTGATATCCGACTCATAGACGATGGCGATGTCCATCTTACGCTTCGCTGAGGTGAATGTCTTACCGATGAACTGATCGAGCGCGCCCTCTGCATAGGTAATGGTCTCAATCAACTTTCCAGTTGTCATGTCGAAAATTAACACAGGCACATTGGTATTCGTTGAAGCAATTGCAAGGTTAATATCTGCCAGGTAAAAGTTCAGATAGCTAACCGTGTTCGGGTCAATCTTCAACCTGATGCCGCCATAGTTGCCAGCACCGAGCGAAGTCTGCACGTTTGAATAGTTGGACACAACTTGCCCAACGCGCTTGCTCTCGATTATCGTGTCGCTCTTCATCATTGGGCTGAGCTTAGTCAGCACATCCGATGAAAGTTTGCGCCATGCGAAGGCTCGTTTATCTTCGAACAGCTCAACGCCGTTGCGGTATTGGTCTGTTATTAGTTGCCCGAGAAAGGTTTGGTTAATGCCGAGGTCATCGATGTAGAGCCCAGTCGATGGCTCTGGTGATTCGCAGCCTCTTAATCCGAGTAGTGATTCAATGCACATCTCTTTAGTTTTTACAAAGATAAATAAAAAAAGGAGGGCACGAA